AAAGGCTTATCACCAATAAATTGCTGAAGAACACCAATCATTTCACGCTTCTTAGATACTTCTGGATTAATACTTCTACGGATGTCTGGATTAGTGCGACTAAAAGTACCGTCATTCCAGATAGACTTGATTTGCTCAGGCTTAAACACAGCGTACTGAACACCCATATCTGATGAAATGTCAATAATACCGTCATAACCTAATGTTTGCAAGTAAGCATTTGCTCTATCTGCATGGCCTCCAATGTCAGCCAGTTGCTTATAAATATCTTTACCTAATGTAGAGTCCACTAGTGTAAGTTTTAAAAAGTACAGTTGAGCTGCTAAGTCTTTGTTATCAGGGGTTTCTTTTAACAATTGCTCATAAAAACCTACTAAAAGTTTTTTAGCATCTTTCTGTGAAAACTCAACCGAAGTATCAAAAGGTTTTTCAATTCTTAAATAAACTGGATATACTGAAGCGTTTTCTCCACTTCTTTCGTATAAAGCAAAGTCACTAGCATCTTTAGCGTTTTTTGAGAAATAAAAAACACGACCTAAGTAATTTACTAATCCAGCTTTTCTTCCCCAGTCTCTATCAACATGTTGATCAAAATTAAAGATAGAAATAGAATTTGTGTCTGAAGTACCATGATACATAATCAATGGATTACCATTCTCATCTACTACCTTACTATTCCCAAAGTACTGCTTGAACTCTGGCGTATCCCAGACAAGCTTCAGGTCATTCATACTGAACACACCTTCTTCATACATGCGAAGGATTAGATTCTTCTGCATTGTATCAAAGGCGCGCTGATAATACTTTGTAAGACCAGCCTTATCAAAGTGCTCACGGAGTTGTTCCATGATTGGCTTTGATAGATATGGATCTTCCTGAATGCGGCTGATGAGAGCTTCACGCGCTGCGGCTGATAGTGTCATAGCCGATGGAGCAATATCACTCATACCATCTTCCTGCAGCAGTTCCACAAAGGATTCTGCTGTAGTCATCAGGTAGTCGGTAGCATAGTTACCACCATTAAGATTCATGCTGGCAAGGTGGTTGTCCTCATAGGTAGCCGATAGATTGTCATTTAAAGACTTCTCATAAGGTGATCCCTTTTCTTGCTTAGCATTAATATCAAACATTTCATAAGTAAAGAAGTTCTCTCGTTCTTCTTTTGTCATACCAGTTAGAAGCTTGTAAGACATGGATCGTAACATATATGCAACGCGGGTTGCAGCTGAGTTGTACTGCGCCTTCTTGTACTCTGAGTAAGCCTCAAAGAACTTAGGAGCATGTACAGTGAAGCGTCCTGCTTCATCAACGATTGGCTTACCGCTTTCTCGGGTAATAGCAAAAGCTGCTAGTGAGGTAGGATCGTTTACCTGCTTGAACAACATTTTATATTCAGCATCAGTAAAAGTTTCTCTAATTACAGCCTTATCAACTTCTGGATGACGAGCACCCAGACTCTTTGCAATTTCAAAGTTAAACTGAGCAACATTCTTTGGTCTTGCTTCTTCTGCCGTTGCAATAGCGCGGAGAAGGCTAGACACAGACACGCTCTGGCGAATGACCTTGTTGTCAACTTCAGTCAGTGCCTTAATTACAGCGTTGGCTCTTTCGTAATACTTGGATTCATCCAGAGCAATAGTTGCATTAAGAATTGCCTTCTCAATGAAAGCAAAAGTCTTACGGACCATTGTGGATTCCATAGGTGTCATTACCTGTGCTGTCTCTGCCAGTACTACATTGGAGAACAATTGAACAAATGACTCTTCAACATTCTGAAGATGGTACTTGCCTAGGTTTTCTGTAAGAGGATCAATTAATTGAATACCCTTACTGGAAAGAGGAGTACCTTCGCGCATGCTGTTGTACAGCTTGAGATTCTCAAGGTATACTTCACCACGCATGTCGTTTGAGAAGAGAGCATGTCCAATTTCATGGAGAACTGTATGTGCTCTATTGGATGGTGTAGACTTGGTGTTTAGTGTGAGTACTCTTGTTTTGGCATTGTATTCACCTGCAACATTAACATCGTCCATGTTCTTATATGCATACTCCATCGCAAAACCCTTAAGATCAAAGTTAAGGTGTGATACGGAAGCTAGGATAAGAACACGATCTTCTGCAGTAAGTACACCAGTAACTACGCCTTCGTGGATGTGGTTGTACAGCGCCAGTGCTCGCATCTTGTTTCCCTTAACTAGAGACACAAAGCGAGTGTGGTCTTCTTTGATTGCGTTGATTCTAGCGACGCGATCAGGAGAGAGTCTATTGACTTTTACTGCTCGCTCAATACGCTTGGTAAGGCTAGAGGTAAAAGGTTCTTCGGCTGATAAAAGACTTCTCTTAACTTCTTCTGCTGTTTCTGCTGAGACTCTACCAGTAAGAGCTTCTTCTACAACAACAGCATCAACCTTGTCAAGAATTTCTTGTGGAACTTTTGACTTGATTACCTTAGCCTTATCAGGATTCTTAATAACTGCACGGGCTGTTTCTAGGATTTGTCCTGCGGCTTCTTCAGCATTAGCCTTTCGTTCTGCGATTGGCTTTGCTTTGTCATTAGCTACAGTAAGCAGCTCAGGCAGACTGCCCTTTACCTTGGGTTTATCACCCTTGAGTTCTGCCTTCAGTCTCTTGAATTCAATTGGAGTAAGAGTCTTGCCAATGCGGCGTAAAGCTTCCTTGCGAGAAGCCTCTAACTGCTCAAAGACACGCTCGCGTTCCTTTGGTAGACCCACAGCCTTCTCTTCAGCCTTCTTAGCAGCCTCAAGAACAGCCTGTGTGCGGATCAGCGTTCTTGCCTGATCCTGTGGGGTCATCTGATGATACTCTTCTGTAGAAGAAATCATACGCCCACCTTCTACCTGTGTTCTTCTAGCAACCTCAGTTACCAGCTCAGGTAGATTACGGATAGTGCGGCTTGGGGCCACACGATTAATATATTGTTCTGTTGTTTCGGATTCATACTTACGAGTGCCCACATCCTCTGGGGTAGCCTCTGCTGCTTCGGGATTCTTAAGCGCTTCTCTAGCCTCGGCTCTATCAGCGTAGCCTTCTGTCTCGGCAGCAAGGCGATCTGGAGTGGGATCAGTCTTCTCAAGGATGGCCTCATTACGCACAACATCAACTGGCTTCAGGTCAATGAGACTTCTTTCGTAGTCCTTGATATGGAGCATCTGGAGTGTATTACCTAGTGGCGTATCTTGGAAAGTAAAGCTACGGTCTAGTCTATTACGCTTGCCTGTTACTGGATCAATGATTAGTCCCTTGAGTCCATTATCAGTCATGCCTTTTACAGAGCGTAAAAGACCACCACCCAAACCAAATAGACCACCCATCATCACACCGGAATACAGCGCTTCTATTGCTACCTCACTATAATCCATCTCTCTACGAACAGAAGGATTAACATACATAGTAGCCGCACCAAAGGAAATCTCATTGGCTTGTTGATTGTAAGAACCGATTGTTCCTTGAATAGCACCGGAAGCTATGTTAGCTGCAGTCATTGATAAAAGGGTAGTACCCTCCATCCACTGAGGAGCCATACCAAGTGGGAGCTTATAGAGAGTTTCGCCTAGTGTCTTTGCTCCATTGAGGAAGGTCATGGTACTGCTTGTGGCAACAGCGCTTTCTCCCAGTACAGCAGCTTCACCTAAAGCAGTGGCTCCTACAGCAGCAAAGTTAGCAGGGCTAAAAATTGACGCTGCAGTAGTAACAGCCGCTCCTGTTATAATAGTAGCACCTGTTGGGGTATCCACCATAAAACTAACTAAGCCTGAACCCATGTTCTTTACAAAGTCATAATTAGTTGGCTTATAGGTACCCAGTCTCTTTTGGGTATTGGACTCATACATCATATGGCTAATACGCATAAAAGCATGGTCAGCATTGGGAGACTCAGCTACAGTATCTGCAGTGATCCCGTTTTCTAGTAAACCCTGCTTAACAATTGGATCAGCAGCAAAATTATCAAACCAATCGTTTGACTTAAAGTTTGGATCATACTCAGTAAGTGTATCAATAATATCCTTATCACCAAGAACATTGACTCCCAAAGTGGAAGCAGCATTAAACACATTGGTTTGCTTATACCAATCCCACCAGTTAAAGCCTAGGTTCTTGTCAGCTTGTGTCTTTGATTCGACATAAGCTTTCTTGTTTGAAATTTCTTGTACTCGCTTTTGGTTCTCTTCTGAGACACCATCAGTCGATAATAGTCCTTTTAGTTCCTGTTCTTCAGCGGCCATGATCTCTGGGGTAACTTCACTAGGAGCAAACATTACTGGCTCTAGTGGATTATTACCCATGATCTGGCGATACAGCATGGCTTGGGAGGGTTCTAAAGCCCATCCCAAGCCAACTGCTGCATCGTTTTGCTTACCACCGTTAAGGGTATTAATGAAGTATTCAAGATTTCCATACTCACGGTTATCCGCTACCTTGCGAAGTTCACCATGGGTCCAGTTAATTCCATCGCGTAGACCAGAGGCATCAAGAACGCGAACATAATCATCACCGACTACTTGGTTGAGCATACCGCCAACCATGTTTACTGGGTTCAAGCCCATCTCGCCAAATCCACGAACTTGGATTAACTTCTCGGCTTGGTAGTTCAACGGCCCGGAAGTAGGCAGCGAAGGTTGGCTTGGAAAGCCTTGTGCAAAATCAAACATTATTACCCTTTCTGGGAGCAATGCGCCATAAATAGGATTACTTCAACAACTTTCTCAATGCATCCACAATGGATTCACGGGTTGTTTTGTAAGTGTGACCTGCATAGCCATCTGGGTATAGACTCAGATTGAAGTATGCTTTCTTTAGGTCAGGTCTCCATGCAGGTGTAACTGCAAGGACCTTTGCCTCTTCTCTTGTAAGAGGATTGTCAGTATCTTTAGCCGCTTCATATATACTGCTGGCAAATGCTACACTATCTGAAGAACTAAGATTAAAAGTATTTGGCTCTAAGTTATCAATGGTCTCATGAATATCGGCTAGAATGTCTGACTTATTGCTAAGACCAAGACGAATTTGATATTCAGTTTCCAGTGTAGACCAGCCTGTGCTAATCAACTTCTTTTGACGATCTGTAGTAATGCCTAGGTAATGGAAAGGTGATGGACCCATTGGCTCACCAAAGTCAACCACGGCATTAATAAAATTAAAGAACTTTTCTGGAACCTTAACTTCATTCTTGTTTGGTGGGTTTCTACGGAGAGCGGTTAATGCATCACCACCAAAGACCTTGTTGTACCACGCATAAGGATCTTTGTTGTACTGTTCCATTGTCTGCTGTCTATGAACTTCAATAGCATTCTTTTCAATGTCTGCATTGAGGTTATCACCAGCCTGAGTCATGCCCTTGGACAAAGCATCATCAACAGTCTTAGCAAATCCAAAGAGACCGCCGAGTATTGAAGATGTTCCTTCTATAACAACATTAGCTATCTTACCGGGAACATAAACAGGAAAACCTAGTTGTTCCTCTGCTTGACGCAGCTGTTCATCAGAGAACCCAGATGTCTGGATTGTCTTAGTAGTATCCTTTATATTCTGAACCAGTTCGTTTTTACGGCCAAAAGAATCCTTGCGCTCACGCCGATCAACCCATGGTCTGGTAGAACTGTGTCCGGGTAGGATATACTTCTGAGGAACCTTTGCGATATCGTCAGGCATCTTACCGTTGTCGGTATAATAACCAGATAGATCAATAAAGGGAAGGTCTACAAAGTCACTGATATCATTCTTTGCCACAAAGGCATTGAAGTCTTCCTGAAACTGCTTCTGCATGTTAGAGGGAAGAGTTGATTGTCTACCTATTTCTGTCAGAGAAATCGTATCTGCTTGTGGTTTTGATGGGAATAGAATATCCCGAGTAGCATTAATCTGTCTTCGCTTTGCCTGTGACTTACCACGGGGAGAGGCGTCTAGATCAGGAAGCATGGTAGCGTCAATGGCAACAGTCAAGCCACGCTGAGTAGCTTGCTCTGCATCCATAACATAATATGCTGTCTTGTTCTCTGGATCTTCAGGAGCAGGACCAGAGTATACTGTCTTGCTTTGTCGGGCTTGATCAGTAACAAAGTCAAAGAACCTAGGAGAGCTTGGCTTCCAAAGGATTCGTCCTTGCTCTTCACCCTGCATTACAATGTCTTGCGTAGTGTCGGAGTTAGTTTGATTTTGAGCAACAAAGTCTCTCTCTTTTAGAGATGCCCTGTTCTCTTGGAATGTCTTCATTGTTCCTAACACAAAGCCAACAAAGTCTCCTTGTGTCTTTGCTCCACGGGCCACTGCTTGCGTATATAGACGCTGTAGATTCTCTGGGCTAAAGAGCACACGATTATCCACCGTAGCTGGTCCTCTGCCATTGATATCTGCAACTTCATACATTAACTTCTTTACCTTGCTCAGCTGAGGATCACTATCAACTACTTCACGCAAAGCAACACCATTTCGGCTTAAAGAAGCAATAGCTGTCTCTGCATTAACTAGTGGTTGATCAATTAAAATATTACCAAAGATTGCCTGTGCTTTCTTTGGTAGGTATGGAGTGGTAGTTGCACTAATAACATTCTGAATTTCTTCAGATCGAATATTAAGACTGTTTCCGTTTGGCATGTCTTCATTGGTTGCAATGGACATATCCAAGTTTCCACGATAAGCACTGCCCAGTCTCTTCAGATTAGAAGAGAACTCAGGGTTCTTATCATTGACTGAGCTAGCATGAATCATTAGAGATGGCATACCATCGCTGCCTTTAGGAATTACACGGCCATTGACTCTACTTGAGATAGAGTAAGCAGCGTCCATATAATCAATACCAGACTTTCCCTTAATGCCCGTAATGGCAATAGGAATGCCACCATTGGCAGCCCCAATGAAGTCAAGGCTAGAAGCTCCTGTGTCAATGTCAATGGAAATACCGGGCATAAAACCAGTAGTAGGATCAACTTCTAGGGGGAAGTCATCCATGATACGCTTCATGGCTTGCTCTCGCTGCTCTGGTGATGCTACGCTAAACATAGCAAAAGCACCAGACTTTTCCTGAACAGCTGGAGTAGCAGCCAAGGCTAGTCTGTATAGCATAGCCATTGGAGGTAGACTTGCACTGCGATAGCCGTACTCAGGATCATCCTGAACGGCTTGCATTGCTTCCCATCCCTTAACAAATAAATCTTTATCTGCAGTTGGTATGAAAGAACGAGCAGCTTCATAAGCCTGATCGGCAGACATCTCCATAATATTTGCCTTGGATGATGTGCTACCAATATCTGTAGAGAACCATGCAGTCTGTGCCATGACCTGCTGATGCTTGCTAGAATCTTTAAGTGCAGTAGGCCATCCGGCTATCTTCTGTGTGTCTCTGGCTAACTCAGACATGCTTTGTTGTACATGCATCAAGCCGGGATTATAAATATAGGTTGGAGTGCCATCAGCCTGAGCACCTAGGTTAACATAATTAGATGAATTAACTTGTTCATGTAGAAGCTTACCTAGCAGAGCAGAACGCTTTGCTGGATCTATAGTGCCATCTGCATTTGTATATAGTGCGCTATTGTCTTTGGCTGTAGCCATTACCCGAGCAACGACTGGCATTAGTCCGGGATTCTTTTGCAAGAAGTGGGATAATATAATAGCGTTGTTAGGATTAGCAGTAGTAAAGCCGCTACCTGTAGAATCAGGTTTGAACTTAAAGTCCTGCTTGAGTAGTGGTTCTTCTGGATTAATACCAGCAATTACTTTTAAGATTGCATCAGCTTCTAAATTAAGCTCATCCATTCTTCCAGTTTCTCTGATATTGCCGTATATTAAACCACCACTAGATGCTTGTAACTTACGCAGACCATCAATAGATTGGCCAAGAGACTGGTTAGACATTGCTGTGAGGGTATTGATTTGCTCAATAGGCATCCTCTGAATAGCCGCATCACGAAGCATCATTAACTTCATGCGCGCACCTTCCTTGGTAATAACATCAGTACCTAATCCACTCAGACCATTGATCATCCGTTCTGCTACGGAGTCTGAAAACTGTGCCAAGACTTGGCCAGCATACGCAGACATGCCTGTGCTCATGGAAGAGCCTTCAGTATTGGCTACATTAGTAATAATATCTTCGGTTGTCTTGGTAAACTGCTTAGCAGCGGGACTTGCTAAGTAGCTGCTCTTCTGATCTAGTACTACTAGTCCCTGTAGATCATCCCAACTTGCTGCATCAATAGCTTGTAAGTTTAAGAAGTAGCCTTCTTGTCCTTCATGTTGAATTAACAACGGAACTTCTCTATTATCAATAACGGTTGTCTTGACCTTAAAGGAGCCGTCTGGCTGCACATCAGCACCAATGACAGGAGCACCACCATTCGTTGGAATGGGAGCAAGGCCTGTCTGAAATGCAGAAATATTATCTTTTGTAATACCAGCACCAGCCATCCATGCCTTAGACATATCATTGACTTGTTCGGTGTTTTTGTTTACACGCTCAAGCTGATATAGCATTCGGTTGGCTGTACGGCTGATATCTCTATCGCTTCCTCTGCTAGTTAGAGCAAGGTTCTGGTACTTAAGACCGAGAGTTCCCATGTTTAGGTTTGGATTCAAAAGTAAATCATGATCCTCACCTAAAACATTCTTTACTTTATCAGCATAGGTTTTCCGAATGAGCTTAGCTTCAGCTTGCATATCTTCGATAAGGGCTGCTTGCTTTTCTCTTTTCTGGGCACCAGCATTGTAGCTTTCAACGCTAAGCTTGCTCTCCAGATCAAAGAGCGCAGTCTGCGCTTGATCCTTAGCATCAACTATTCCATTGCGCTTAGTGTCAATTAGATAGTCCTGAACATTTGTGAATGTCTTCAGGGCTGCATCAAAGGCAAACTCTCCGAGCTTGTACCATGCAACATCACTGTTCTCTACTTGAACTTGTGGAGAAGGGAAGTATACTTTACCTTCTTGATATACATTCTGTACTTCAGGGGCAACAAAGGAATTCTTTGGCCCCTGTTCATATATAGTTTGCTGTAGTGGATCTAAGCCTCTCTGGCCTAGTAATTTACTAAGTTCATTTTTAACTTCCGCCATTATTTAAATCTCCAAACATTGTTGGGAACTTTGTCATTGCAGTATAGATTCCTTCAATTAAATCCTTATTAGACTTAATTCGACCAGCAGCAATCTCTCCCTTTAAACCACGGGAAATCTGATCTTCTTTGCTAGCCTCTGGATTGATTGAGAACGCCTCGCCCCAACGATCCATTGGGTAATGACCTGCCTCCAAAAGCTTTGTGGCTTCCATGGCGGACAGTCTTTCCTGACGGGAAATAGAGCTGCGCTGATTAATGATTCTTGTTTCGACTGCATCCTTGATTGGCTTGGTTGCAGTATCTCGTACAATAACCTGCTCAGCAACTGATGGAGTTCCATAGAAATCCTTTGGGAAGATTTGTTTACGGTCTGCAATAGCAAAGCCGGGAACAAACTGACCAGACTGATCGTGTGCGCCAATACGGCCATTGCTGACCGAGGCAACATCAAACAGATTTAGTTGTTCCATACGAAGGAAGTCTGAAGTGTGCTGATCTACAGAGACATCGGGATCAAGGCTTGCGCTATGCACAAAGCGATTGATCTTATCCTGCAGAGACTTGCCGTAGACTTGGCTGGCCTTGCTCATGTTGGCATTGGCAACCACAGTGGAATACTTTGCAAGCTCTGAGCCAAGGACATCATTGGCCCAAGGTGGAGAGTTAGAGATACGATCTCGCAACAGGAACTCTTTGTTGGAGACTCCGTTGACAAGACCTACTTCATTAAGAGTAACATTAATAAAATCACTCTTGGCTCCATCAAGACCACGGGGATGCATCTTCTCATAAGTCTTCCAGTACTCGTTACGAGCATTGTTAGACATGCCATCCAAAGATACCGACTTCTTCCAGTAGTCAAACCGCTTTGCAGCATGGTCTGGATACATGTCGTTTGCAATCTGAGTTGCATTCTGAATCTTTGAGATATCCTGAGAGTCGATTAACTTCTCATTGCCTGTATCGTTTGTGGATATACTGCCTTTGGCTTCTGCTGCAATCTTTTGCAGAGAAGAAAATAAATCTTTTGCCATATTAGCCTCCAATCTTCATTGATGGAATAGCAGCATTAAATGCTTGGTTCATAATACCATAGGCCCAGTTGGCTCCACCACCTCCAGAAGTTCCTCCGGGAGTTGGAGCGCCACCACCAGATGGCTTGCCATACTGGAGCTGTGCATTGATACCCACTGCAGCACCTTGAATACCCGCCTGAATCAAACCAGTAGTAAGAGCAGTAGAAGAGTTATCAGCAATACCGCCAGTGCTAGGGAGGAATACTCCAAGATCTGGGGACATTGAACTATTTCGCTGAGCCAGTCTGGCCTGTTGTTGATTTACGATATCATTATAAGCACTACGATGATTTAGCTTTAGAGCTGCCATGTTATTTCCTAGTGCTTCCATGTTCTGGCGAAGCAGTGCTCGGGCTGTGCCGCTGTTTTGATTAACACCTCTGCCAGACATTGCAGAGATAAACTGTGAGTTTACTTCTGCTGTCTGCTTGCTGAGAGTGCTCTTCTGGTTGGAGAAAGTCTTGTCCAAGTATAGCTCGGACATGGCTCTTTCCTTGTTTGCTGCTTTTTCAATTTGTGCATTGCGCTCCAAGGATGCTTGGAATTGGCGCATAGTGTTACGATCTTGAGAAGCCTTTTGCCATTGGTTCTGAAAGTTCTGGTTACGCTGCTGAATCTCAGCGGCCTGTGCTTGAGCACTTGCTTGGGAAGAAGCACCAAATGCTCCCATGATCCCTGATGCTAATGCCATGCCGCCCATTGCGATTGCTACGCCCATGTTAAGCCTCTTTCTAAAAAGCTAAGTATACTCTCAATGGAATCGTTTAGATCCTCGGTGTACACTCGCATAATATTATTTTGATTAAATTGTTTTGACCACTGCTTGAGATACGCATCGTGTTCTTGGATAATGGTAGATGGGTTATACTTTTTTGCTAGGTCAGGAATGAGTTTGCATTCATCCTTAAACACCTTGTATGTACTATGCATCTGCGCTAGTTTATCTTTGCGCTCAAGTATTACGATTTTGGAAATTAGAAATGGAGGTATTAACGCTAAGTCAGGAGACCATAACTTTACTACATGGTTGTTAAGAACTTTTGGCTTTGTTGAGGTAGTCTCAAAATACCCGTTAGGGTTATGTTCGGGTACCAGAGTTTTATCAAAAGGTTTTCCAATGATTGGCAGACCAGCATCCTTGGCTTTCTTCATTACAAAGGAAGTCCCGGTTCTAGGTCCCACACCAGTCACAACAACTATGCTCATCTACGACCTCTTTTTAAAATTGATTTTGCATTCTTTTTATCTATAGGATCTTTGCCATTCAGTAGAACTGCACCTGAGATTCTTTCACCCAGAATACCCAAGGCTCTCTTGTTTGACATCCAATCCTTTATCTTTTCTTTGTACTCTTGCTCCTTGCGTACTTCCATTTCCCTAGCAGGGTCAATGGCAAGCGCATCTGTCCAGAAGGATACCGCAGCACTGAGGACATCTACACGGTCATCGTGCTTAAGTGCCCCACGCTTTGTCTGGATACGGGTAAGCTGCATTTGGTTTTCCTTGCTCAGCAATACCTCGGTGTCCATCACCAAGCGATGCTGTGCCATAATAGGCTCAAGGGCATTCACAATACGAACTTCCTTCTGACCAGATACTCGGTACTCTTCAATGGCTACAGGGCCACAGTGTTCACTGATGACTGGTTGCATGATCTTGCCAAACATACCGTCACCATAGTTGGACTCGTACCGAATAAGATTAATATTATATCGGTTGACTAACTTGCATACCTGCATTAGTGTAGGAGTATCATAGCCACCTTGGATACCAAGCAACTCATGAATGACCACATAACCGTGGGCAAAGGAGGCAATGCAAATAGCAGTCTCGTCTGCACCCCGGCCTGAAGGGTCAATGAACATGGCAGTCTGGGTATAAGGAACAAACTGTGGTTCAATGTGCATGGGTTCATACACAAGGTCACCCTTCATACCAAATGAAGAGACTCGTCTATTGACATCCTTCTTGGCATGGATAACCTTTAAGGGAAATACTTCTGGATCTACATCTAACACAATTAGATCTTCCAGTCTTAGTGGATACTTCTTATTGTCTGCACTGCTTGTCTTTAGTCGATAGTGTAGATCAAAGTTAACTGGACCTACCCTACCTTCTAGTTCTCTCATACCCTCGGTAGTAAACCGTTCAGGCTGAGTGGACTCATCTGCTTCAAGTCCTAGTCCTAGAATGTAGGGATCAACATCCTCTACATCCTCGGCATTGTCTAGGTCTGGCATGACGGCAGGGAACTTGATGATTTTATAAATGCCGCCTAGTTTGTTGTACACGGAGTCCTTAGACTGGGGTGTACCAAGGAACTGAATGGTGGCATCCTGAACTTTGTTCTTTACATTCTCCAGTTCAAGGCACCGCTCCCAGAGTTTCTCTCTGGCTTGTGGGGTATCAGAGTTCTCGGGGATTTCAATATCATCACACACAATCTTATCGGCATGGAGACCTGTGATCTGGGAGGTAATGCCTCTGGCAGTCACTGAAAGATCCTGACCAAACTTAGTACGGTTATGGACATTGAATCCAAAGGCTGAGTCCTTGTCTCCCTCCTGTGGCTCCAGTGCCTTCATGTAGGGAACAAGGGTAACCACTGCCCGTACCTGAGATACGAACTTGATGGCCTTGTCCGCTGTGGCAGATAATACAAGTATTGTAGTATTGGGTTTCTGCAGGAGGAGCCAAGATACATACGCTGCCATGATGACGGACTTACCATCACCACGACCAGCCTGTAAAATAAAATCAATTGCATTTTCCTGTAGGCGATTAGCCATGGCATATTGCTTGGCGGTAGGTTCACCTAAACCTAAGTACTTAAAACTGAAGTAGAGGTGGTTTCTGAAATCCTCCATCACTTCCTTGGGGGCTTGCATAGGTTTCCTTTCTACGGGGCCTAGAATGCCCTATAAACGATTCTAACAGCCTCAGGCTATCTGGGTAGCCTTGGGCACATGGAAAGCCCTAGGGAGCAATTAAGCCCCCTAGGGTGATCTTTAAATCTGAGTAGACTTAAACTTGAATGGCATCTTGGCCTTCATGGTATCCTCAAGGGTATTGAGGGTACTGGAGGGAATGCCATCTAGCACCTCCCGGTTGTCGTTTACCACGCCACGAATGACTTGATATAGTCCGGGGGTAC